ACTATTATCGAAACACAAGTGAAAGCTGCATTTGAAGCGTACTTGAAGTGGCAGCGTGAAAAAATGGGGCGTGACGTGGATCTATCCGAACTAATCGCACGATTAAAACAAGCAGGAGCTTCACGTGTTGCCGTTCATTCACCGATGTTTATTGAAGTGAAGGACAAGGAAGTGGCGCAATCAACCTCCACTTCTTTGACTTTAGGAGGTTTGGTCGATGATTAACCACAATCAATATAACAAGTTATTGCCGAACAGTTTGTCGCAAGATCCAGTCGTTGTAGCTATGTTTGAAGCTGCAGTCATCCAGTTAAAAGAAGCGTACGATGAAGCGAACGCTCTATATGATTTAGTTCGAATTGATTTTTTACCAGAGCCTTTGTTGGATTTGCTTGCGTATGAAAAACATGTGGATTTTTACGATCACGATTTAACGATTACCCAGAAAAGAGAACTCATAAAATCATCGATTAGTTGGCATCGAGAAAAAGGAACACGTTGGGCAGTCGAGCGTGTCGTTTCGATTGTGTACCCGAATGCCAATGTATATGAATGGTTTGAATACGATGGCGAAAAATATCGATTTAAAATTGAAGTGAACGAGCCTTTTATAGCAAGTAAAGATATGCAACGACTAATTGAATTGGTTAATGCAACGAAAAACAAACGCTCATGGCTTGAATATATCGCGGTTAAACTGCCTCAAACACATTATATTGAGCTCGATTCATCCAAACATCACTTTCCCGTCTCCTTGCCTATTTGCGGGGAAGTTTATTGTGAGGGGGTACTAGGTGTCGAAACAATCAGCACTGTGGAAATAGAAACGAATCGATACACGTATCCAGTTTCTTTGCCGGTATGCGGTGAAATTTACACAAATGAGGAGTTGGATTTATGGTAACGCGCATTGTGATTGACCGGACGCTAGCATTTTTAAGAGATATGGCCAAACATGCCGTTGTGACCATTGATGGAGAGGATATGGTAAAATCTTTTGATTCACAGGAAATTGAAGGGGACTCCGTTAAAACCTATGTGTATTTAGATGAAGGTCATGGTTTAGTGACAGAAGCAAAATTAGTTGATGCACAAGGCATTGAATTGGATAAGTACACAACGTCCATTGAACCAAGTGAGGATGGATTAATGATTGTCTTTACTTTATCTGTCGTATTGAAAGGGGCTGTAGAAGGATGAGTTTGCTCGGGAAAAATCGTTATGAATTAATCCACTGGAAGGATCGCATTTGGAAGCGTGGACCGGATGGCAAGTTAATTCCAAAAGTAGATGAACATGGCGAAATTATTATGAATCCTCTTACTGGTTATCCAGAATATGAAGTCATACGTGATGGTACAAGAGTAGCTGCAAAACGTATGAATCATATGGATGAAGGTATTCATCTAGCTCATGAACTGATTGTACAACTGACATCTACTATACGACGCCTACAAATCCAAATGGAACTAGACGGCCGTGTACCAGGTAATTCCGGAACATTCGCCGATACACTGGACGGCAACACCAACAAAATCAAATTAGATAACACGATGACCGAAATTATTGAAGCAATGGAAGTCGGTGCAACAACATTAAAAGTTACGAGTGTAGAAGGTTTTACAGCAAAGACACAAGTGACTATATACGATGATGAACATAGTGAAGACGTGATGATAAGAAAAGTAGGTGAAGACACATTTACTGTATCAACACTTGCTAAAACATACAAAAAAGGTGCAAAAGTAGCGCGTAGTAATGTAGATATGGATTATGTGAAGGCTGAAATGCGTTTTGGTGAGTGGCAGACTTATGATGTTGAATTAATAGAGGTGACTTAGCGTCGTTAAATATTATTGGAATAAGTATAGAGCTATTAAACGATATAGTACAAATCCTGATACATGGCCTTGGGAATATGAAGGTAGAAGCAACACTCCTTATTCTACTGACGATAGTCCTTATGAACACAAGGCTCAAAGTTTTTCACTAGACGATGAAGGTAAAGTAGTTCCTAATTATAACTCATATCATCGAAGTAATATGTCACCTGGTGTACCATATTACTTTATGTACAATCCTAATGCATCGATGGAAAGCGGTCATCGAGAATATGTAAAATTCGTTTACAGTACTGTAGGGCAGTATTATGTAGTATATCAACGTTGGAGATGTAAAGCGGAAAATATACCTAGTAGCGGGATGGCCAGGGGTCCATTAGTTCAATCAAATATTGTAGCGAGTGCATCCGCCTACGTAAATGGGGGCGTACACTCAGATGGTTTTTGGTATGAAAGAGGTTCAGCTATTCCGACTGCACCGACAACCCCTGGTACATTTACACAAACTTCTGGCGATTTAGAAATTGGTGATGTCAAAGCCATTTCATGGGGAGCATCTTCTGATGTAAATAATGATTTTTCACGGTACATCTTAGAGGTAGCAGTAGATAATCTCTCATGGGTTCAAATCGGTACACCGACATCGAATCGTTTTTCGTATACAATCCCAACAGCTTCAAGCATTCAATTTAGAGTAAAAGCAGTCGATGCCAGAAATTTAGAATCTAGCTATCGGACAAGTAGTGTTTATACAGTGACAAAGCCAAAATATTATTGGAATAAGTATAAGTCAGCTTCAGGCGGTTTAGTTCAATCTGGCATCGTGGCAGAGGAAAATACGTATCCAACGAGTAAAAAACATAGTGATGGTTATTGGTATGTACGAGGCAGTCGTGTCAATCAATCGATTGCACTGCCCGGCTCCTTTACATCACCAACACACGGCAAAAAGTTCAAACCGAACGAGACTGTTAACGTCACATTTGGCGCGTCTAGCGCACCTAATCTCGCACTTTATGAAGTAGATTATCGATTCAACAACATAGAGGATTGGACACCACTTCCATACAACAACACACTTACACGTAGCTTGCAGATTAGTACCAATCAAACACATAAAACGTTAGAACTGCGTGTGCGTGCAAAAAATACAAGCAATGTGTATTCAGATTATATACATTCAGAGGTATTTACAATTGAACACAATGTAGCACCTACTGTATCGTTAAGGAGTCCATCTGGCAACGTGAGATTATATGAAAATGACACGCTAAATATCGAAGGAACTGCCTTTGATCCCGATGCAGATCAATCCATTACGGTGTATTATCAAATCAATGAGGAACCTCGTAAAATATTAGCGACCAACCTAAGTCAGGTAAGATTCCCTTTAACAAAGCAGTTAACTTTTAAAGGGGGCAAGCTTTATAACGGTAAAATGGCTATTACGGACCAACTATCTGAAGGAACGATTCAAAAATTATTTGTATGGGCTGAGGATACGGAAAAAGGAAGCTCGCCAAAAATAGAACGAAGGTTTTCAGTCGTCCCGAACAGAGCACCGTTGTTATCGGTTAATGCAGTCGTGCCTTCTGGTGTCGTTGACACCGATTCATTCAAAATATCCGGTAAAGCATCGGATGACGATGCAAATGCCACGGTGAAAGTGACAAGGCGTATTAATGCAGGTGAGCCAGTGGAGATTTACAGTGGTGCGGGTGGTCCTTGGGAGTTTGAAGTAGGACTTGCACAATTAGTAGTCGGAGAGAATACGATTGTTCTTGAGGTCGTAGATAATTACGGGGCCAAGACAAGTAAAACCATTAAACTAAATAAAAAAGAAGTGAAAACGCCTATTTTACAATCCGTTGCTCGATACCAAATCGAGCCGCCAAACGGATCTGCAAAGGGCGTTTTATTGTTTATTCAACGTGATAGGGAGCTCAATATAAAGGTGGAACTATCTATGACAGCAAAAGGTGAAAGAGAGAAATACACAGTGTTAACACCGGTAAATACAGCACCAATAACAGCCAAACAAGGTGTAGTGGAAGATACTTTCGAGCATAAAGGAATGGAAGCTAAACAACGAATTGTATTAAAAATTACACCAACGCGAAAGGACTTGACATCTAATCACAAAATACATCTTATAACAGGGGCGGTGGACTAATGGCGTTTCAATATAAAGTGCGTAATCCCGATGGCACAATGGGTGAAATGAGAAAGTTCGGTGACGAGGACACAGCTGAAGAAAAGGCAGTGCGTTTAGATCTAGAAAACCAACTACTCTTGAGCAGTATGAGGGAGATGTCAACTTATATAGCGAACCAAGAGCAACGTTTAGCTGAGCAAGAAACGGCGATTATGGAGCTTTCTACGTTAATAGCAAATGGCTTGAAAGGAGGAAAACATAATGTTTAATGAACATAGTGGGCTAGTAGTTATCTGGTATAACTATGTGCTAGCAAGACCAGAAATGCGTGATCAAGTGCCAAATCTATCGAATTTGCGTCAAGTGGTGTATCGGAAATTAGATAATGAACGCCTTGATAATAATGAGCAAAATTCCAACAGAAATTGAGACACCTTGTTGGTAAATTGGATTGGATGAACATGTTTGAAAAATAACTAATATATGGTAAAATTATGTAAGTGTATTTGTGTAAAATTCTACTTTTATTAAACTATTTAGTTACAACTAATATTTTTTTCGAAATATGACTGATATATGGAGGAGATGCAATTGGGAACTAATACTAAACGGAAAAGTATCGGTTCAGAAGAAATTGAGCATTGCTATAATCTTGCAAAGAAGGTATATCATAATCAATTAGAAAAAGAAAAGGCAATTAAATTTTTGACTAATGATATTAATATGAATGAATCATCTGCTAAAGATTATATTTATGTATTTCATCAAATGATACAAGGTCTTGAATATAACAGAACTATTAATCAAGATGCCACTAGATATTATTTAGAAAAAATTAAAGTTGATTATGGAACTGTGAAACAATGTATTGCTTTGGAGGCGTTAAAAAAACATATTGATTATTATAATAAGCAAGGTAATGGTCGTTTATCAAGCCTCACTAAATTGTTAGAAGAATATGAGTGTAAATAATTAATATTGTAAGTTCTTAATGGTCGAAAGTAATGTTTATTTAGATTTCAAATTATGCGTTCTACAAAAATTTGTGGAGGGCTTTTATTATGAAATAAGGAAGATGTGCAATGAAAACAGACACATTATATACATCGCTCGTAGGCGGCTCCATGGCAGGGGTCGCTTATTTTGTTGGTGGCATTGATCATTTATTCAAAGCCTTCGTTATCTTTATGGCCATTGATTACATTTTAGGCATCATGGTTGCTTTTGTTGTGAAAAAAGTTGATAGCAGAAAAGCTTTAATCGGACTGTTTAAAAAAGTGGCTATGATATTGATGGTCATTGCTGCAGCGCAACTAGACTTAGCAACAGAGAGCGGAAACTTTATGCGCAATGCCATGATCCTATTTCTGATTGGTATGGAAGGAATCAGTATGATTGAGAATCTTGGAAAGCTAGGGTTGAAAGTACCGAAGTTTTTAACAAATGCTTTTAAGCAACTTCAAAACGACAATGATTACAAAAAGGATGATAAACAATGAGTGTCACAACAACATGCCGAGATTTAGCTGAACTATTACCAGTAGCGCAAACAGCTTGCAGATTGCTCTTTCAACAGTGCTACAGAGAAGGGATAAAAGACATCTTTATTACCGAAACATATCGTTCACAAGCACGCCAAAATTATCTATATGCACAAGGCAGAACAAGACCAGGGAAAATTGTAACGTGGACGCTGCAGAGCAATCACACTTCACGTTTAGCATGGGACATTGCCGTAGCCCCTCCTAAAAACTTATATGATGTAGATACATTAACAAAAGTCGGGGCA